TACCTAAGACTTCGCACATTTCAAAGTACTGATCTTTGGTCATACCGACTTCAGCATTTTGAAAGTAGTTACGAAGTCGTAATATTACTGTGTCGATTTGTTCGTAGAAAAGTTTCCCAGGTCAGTAACCTGTTCGCTTACAAACTGATCAAAATTTTGTGAATTCTTCATGAGATACAGTGCATTTTCTTCGCTGTACTCTAGTTCGCTTTCAGGATCTTCACTACTAATATCAACAGGAGCTAGTTGCTCTAGATATTTTAGTTTTAATCCAGTCCAACCTTTAATACACCCTTTTACATAAAGCTCTAAAAATAGGTCGTCATTAAGTTCTTCTTGTGGTTGGCGATTTTTAAAACTGGTTTTTGTTGCTTTTTTACGAATTGTTTGTAGAGTTTCACGGCTTAGGAATGCTACCTGAATTTTAAAATCTGGCATGCCAGGATATTCTACTTCAATTGATTTTGAAGGTACTAAGAGGGATTTAAGGGAAATTGTCATGTGTAATTTTACTATGGTTATAGTCTAGAGGGAAGATCCCCCTAGACTTGTGTTAAAATTAAGGAGCTACGTAAGTTACAGTAAGCTCATTAGTTGCACCTAGATCAAAATTAGTTCCGGTGTAGCCCTGAGCTGTAAAGTTAATTGTAGCACTTACAACCTGTTCAGTATTAACAGTGGGAATACTGAGTACAACAGCAGGCATAGCAAAGTCTACTCGGGTTGCTGCGTTAGCTGCTCCACCAATACTTACCTTTAAGTTATAATCTGGATTAACGTCAGTAGCGCTATTTGTTAATAGCGTATCCATTAAGTCTGCACTAGCGCTACCAGTGCCAGTACGTAAGTAGCAGTTTAGGGTACCGCTAATAGCACGAGTCCCTGTAAAATAAGTAGCGGGTTTATTTACAGTGCCTAAGTTAGCAGGTGTTAGGTAGGTAATATTATTGCTAATTGTTAAACTACCGCCTGTTAGTGCTATAGTATATGCGGTAGTATTGCCACTAATACCATCATATAGTGTAACTGTACTTAGCTTATTAGCTAAGAAAGGTGCTGTGGTTACTTTTGCTAAAAATGTACCTACTATGCTGGTACTAAAAGTTGTACCACTAATACCAGGTGACTCAATTTGACGTAGTGTGCTGCCTTGTCCGGCCCACTGAATAGTAGCAATAGAATCTAAGCCAAAATCAATAGTTGCTGTATTTAGTACACAATTATCAATAACAAAAGTAGTACCGTCTAGTACAATAATTAAACCAAATTTTTGTAGCTGGTGTGCATTTGAATTTGTAAAAGAAGCTACTGCACTGGTTCCACTTTCTGTCCAACCGCCTGCAGTATCAGCAGCGTCTGTTACAAGTGCTTTCCAAAGTACACTTTCTTCACAAGTTACGTTACTTCCAGTACCATTTGGACGCATATAGGTTGAAAAACTAAAGTCGACAGGATCTAAGCTAGTATTAAACTGGCGTTGTCCACGAACTGGTGTAGCACCAGCTTCGTTTAGAGTAACAGTTTCACTAGTAGTATTTTGTGAAAAGCTCATACCATCCAAGACTTGAATTTCGCGAGTAGTTGTGGCAGTATGATCTGTATCACCACCAACACCTAGTATAACTGCTCCAGTATTTGCATCTACATTAGTAGTAAAAAATACTCTTGCATTACGAATTAAATTAAAACTCATATCTGTTCCTTTTTATAGGGCCCACAAATATACTTAAACTAGACTATTATCTGTTTGCGTACTTTGTAGTAGGTTACACTTACATTATATCATAACGTACTTGTAAGTTGATTTCGCCAATCGCATAAGGTGCTAGAACTCCCTCATCCGTAACAATTGATAAAACTAGGATTTCTGTAGTATCTGCTCCGGTTGTGGTGTCGTATACAAGTGTGCGATTAGCAGTTATGCACTGTTCTACATCTTCTAGTAAGATTTCAAGTTGTTGTTGTGCGCTTTCACCGCGACAATATACTTTTATGCTTACACCTAGGTATCCCCAAGCAAATCCGCCTGGGTGGTACTCTCGGGTTTCACTACCGGGCGTAATATAAATACTTGGAAAGTCTTGTACTTCGTCCCAGAATTTTAGCTGAGGATAAGCATTATTATAGATATTGGTTTGATAGGGAGAATCCCCGGTTAAGCTCTCGTTGAATTTTTGGGCAAGAGCTGTAACAATTGATGTTCTTCTGGTCATATGACTACAGCCCTTAATCTGGTGATAGCCTGCTGTGCAGCTAATTCACGAATTGATTTACTTATTAACAATTTAGGGTCTCTGGACCTTGGATATTGTTGGCGACCACCTTCTGAAAAAGTTGCATATGGATTTTTCATATAACTATAAAAAGCAGTTATCATACCTGCTCTGCTTTCTGTAAGATTTTCTACTTTTACACTTTCTGCAAATCTACCAGTACGTAAGTTTAATATATCCCGTCTGGTTCCGTTACCCATATTCTCTTTAACTACTCTTACTAGATTACTATTAAATAGATCTGCTAATCCTGTTAAGTTTGTTACGCTAGACTTGGTTGTGCTTCCAGTAATTTTTACATTTTTGGGTTTTGTAATCCTAGATTTTACAGTTTTTAATTCTTGTTTTAGTTGTTGAATTATGGGCTGCCCAGTTTTTTTAGCAGAAGTTATTTTTGCAGAAAAATTCTTACTTTGTCCTACTTTAATATTGGGAGTATTAACTTTAATAGTTCGTTTACTGCCTTTTCCCTGCATTATATCATCAACTATAGCAGGTAAAAATTCATTAATACTATCAGAAGTTCTTAGCTTTAATAAGTAGTCTGGATCACGAGTAGTTTTTAATATTGCAGTTAACTGCTCGTTGTACTTTTCTAATTTTTTATCAAACTCTAGCAGCGCTTTTTCAAACTCTTTTACTGTAGTTGCTGCTGGCTTAGTTACTAATCGTTTTCCATCACTACTTAAATTTGAATTTTGTATTAATTTTTGTAAGAAGCTAACTATTTGAATTGCTTGACTTATACTACCAGATTCCCTATTTTGAACAATAGCTTGAATTTGAATATTCATTCGTAAGCTGTTCTCAGTAAAATCTTTTTTTGCTCTGGCTAGTATTTCATTATATTTACCATCTAATCGATTTAAGCTTGTGGTACCTTCATCTAATAATCCGTATAACTCTACAATTTGATTGAGAATATTATCTTCTTCTTTGAGATCACCTAAGCTTACAAGTGCTCTACCATATGTTTGAGCATAAATATGTCCACGATCAAAACTACCACTTAAAGTTTTTTCTATTTCTTTTCTACTTTGCCCTGGAAAAGCTCCAATATATTCTAAGAAATGAGCTACATGAGTTAGTGTATTTTTATGTGAAAAATTTAATCCACGAATTGCTATAATATTTTCTAACTGATCTTGTGTGAACTCATTAATTACTTGACTTATTTTTTTCTTACTTCTTAAAAAATAAGCCTTATCAAGTACTGTTCCATCATTAAAGTAAATTTCATAGTGACGAGCTAAATATTGTGGGTAATTTGTTGCTAAAAACTTCATGTAAGCTACCATAGGCTTTGTATTTGAAACAATATTATATGCTTTAAATATATCAATAATATCGTCTTCAGTTAATACTAAGGCAGTTCTGCCTTGCTTTTCGCCCATGGTTCTAAATTTTTCAGATAGTTGCTCTCGACCTGCTTTACCTCGTGTAATAACTGAAGCTGCTTTTTTAAATGGTCCACTTTGAAAGCTTTTAACAGATTGTTCAACAAATCTATTTAATAATTGTTGAACATCTTGAGAAACTTGTTGTGCAGCTTTGCCTTTTAAACTTGCTGAAAAATCTTTTATAGCCATTATGCATAATCCGCCATATAAAGATCAAAAACTCGTCTAATATGTGCTGGCAGGCTACTACTAATTACATATTCAATTTGGGTAGTATTAGTGCCGGCAGATTTTGTAGATTTTACTGCACTATCATTATCTTTATAATAAGTTAGCAAATCCATACAAGCTGCTTTTAAATCTTCTGGTACAGCCTCATATCCGCCAAAATAACTAATCTTATATCCGCGAATTAGCTTTTCAAATCGTCCACTACTATGCAAGCATATAATATCGTCACCGTCTTGTACCCAATCAGTAAACTTTATCAGACTGGTATAGCTTTGGCCATAATTTACGCTTTTTTGAACACTGGTTACTGTTGCAACGGGGGTTTCTTTTAGTAGTATACGATCATATCCGCCTTCAGTATACTCTACAAGCGGATCGTTATAGTAATCTATAAATGTACGTTTGCAATAAGTCTTAGCAAACTGTGATACTTTTGGAATTAAACTGTCAATTTCACCATCGGAATTTGCACTGTTAATTCCCATATAACTTTTGTATTCCTGTCTGGTAAATAAGTTTAGTCCCATAATTGCTCCTATGTTTCCAGTCCAGACTCGTTAGAATCTAGACCAGAAACAGGACTCTAAGAGTCCTGTTAGCTTCCCATCCCTTGAGAATTAGGCTACAAAACGTAGTGCGCTAACACCCATTCCGTGATTTGTAGTAACTTGTGTCATGCCGGTGCGTAGGCTTGCAACCATAACACGACGCTGTGTTTCTACTAGATCGTCGGTGTCAACACGTAGACCGCGCTGATTACCAACTAAGAAGTTTGCTGGTGCAAAGCAGATTGCTCCAACTGCACCGGCTGCTTTGTCTGCAAACTCGCCGCTAACTAGAACAGGAGTATTTGCGACGCTACCAATTTGACCAGTTAAAAGAGTAGCTGCTGTACCAACTTTGTCAACTGTTAGGAAGTTGTCATCGTCTAGTAGGTCATAATATCCATCGGTGCTAACAATGTAAACTAGCTCAGCTGGATCAAGACCCCAAACACCTAGATCACGACGCATTTCGCGTAGCTTAGCAACTGTTAATTTAGCTGCATCGCTAATATCTAGTGTAACTGCACTAGCTGCATCGTATTCGGCTAGACCTTTAACAGGGTCTGCACCGGCACCGGCACCGCGTAGCATTGCGCGATCTACTGCGCGTGCAACGCGACGAACCATTGCGTCACGAATAACAGGCATAATTGCGATTAGTGCGTCTTCTTCTTCCTCAAATGCAACATACTCATTTGTAGCAACTTTGTATGCGTTTAAGGTGATTTCTTTTAGAAGATGTGTTGCATTACCACCAGCACTGTTGCTAGTACCAAACTGGTTATTCTGAACCCATGTTGCTACGCCTGCTTCTGGGTTTACAGGAATAGTCATAACATTAGTTTGCATTGCAATGCTACGAATTGTAGGAGCAACTACTAGGCGACGGCGAACTTCATTTTCCATGGCTAGGCTGACTTCTAGTTCCCAAGTTGCGCTTGGAACGTGAGCACCATACTTCTCGACCATTTGCTTGCCGAAACGTGTACCCTCTAGGCCTTTACCACTCATTTTTGATAGGAGAACTGCTTTCTCTTTATCTTCGTAGCTCATTCCAGCTTTGTTATCGCTGAATTGCATCTTGCTTTTCTGAATTGCTTCTAGCTCTTGAGCCTTTTCTTTTAGAGCTGTTTCTAGACCAGCAATAACGCTCTTGGTCTGATCTGCTTGCTCTTGGAAACGCTTCTCAACTTCGGCTAGTAGCTTTTCAGCACCAGTTTCAGTTGGGGTAACGGCAGCAACAGCTGCTTTAATACGAGCTTGTAGTTCTTGCTCAGCACGCTCTTGAGCAGCTTTTTCAGCAGCTGCTTGAGCTTGTTGCTCAGCGATAGCCTTAGCAGCAGAAACAGCAGCTTCTTGTGCGGCTTGGGCTAATAGTTCTTTAAGTTCTTTTGAATCCATATTCCATTCCTCGGTTGTTTTGCCATCTGCTTGCTTGGCGAGCTCTAGCCCTTTAGCTGATTCGCTTGGGGGTGCAAATTGCATTAAAAATTCACGGTATTCACTGTCGGTCGTGAACGATTTACTTAAACTAAATAGTGTGTTTTGATTTGCAGGTACTGAAACTACACTAATTTCATGTAATTCCAGGTCTTTTACTAAGAAAACTTCTGCGCTTGAATTATACTCGGCGTCTTTGATTCGAAATCCAACTGAAAATGCTGTTAGTACTTCATCTTTTACTAGCTGGTGAACTTTTTCAGCAGCTTTAGAAATTTTTGCCTTAATCCACAATCCTTTTTCATCAATCTTGTGCTCTGTCATCCGACCAACAGGTTGTGTGTGGTCATGAAAAGCTAAGATAACTGGATTTTTAAGGTAATTTTCTAAACCTTTTTGCCATACGCTTGCTGGAATTACGTCCCCATGACGATCTACATCAGTGGTACTAGCATATCCTGCAATTTGTAGGGTTTCATTTTCTGCTGGTAGCGGTTCGGCTTTAGTAAAGAAACTGTGTAAGTACAGAATCTTGTTTTTATCTACCATAATTTCCTCTTTTACGCAT